GTTCGTCATTACCTGAGGCGCAACTATCGCATTGTTCAGACTGGTATCTGGAGAGTTGTCAACGTAGCTCCATGACGCCGTGTTCGCGATGGTGGCGAGGTAGTAGTAATAAGCTCCGCCGTCATTCGTCCGGTAAATCTGAATATTTGAAACCTGAGGGTCTGTGCTGCCTTCACCCTGCACGGTGATGTTTACATTCGTCTGCTTTCCGATGTACTGACTGACCGGAGACATAGTGGAGATGTGCCCGGTCGTGCTGTTCTGAAAGCAATAGCCGTATGACCATCCAAGGGATGAGGTAGTGGAGGAAGTGCCCGTCGTGATGTTCAGACTAGGAGCCGCTGTAGGAGCAACGATTCCCCAGTTTGATACCGTGGAACCATTCCATTTCTTAAGGTCTATGCCGTTACCAGCAAACAACCATGAGCCCACACTCTGAAACGTGGTGATACCCGACCCGGAAGACTTCGCGAATACCGATGTGGTGGCAGTCGGCGTGAGGCTGTAAACGGCGGTAGCCGTATCCGCCATCGTGAAGATGGATGTATTTAGCTGCTGGAATGAGTAGAGCCCGGTCACAGGCGAAGACAGAGACGCGCTTGTATAGGAGGCGTAGCCGGGGCGGCGGATGAGCGTATTCTTGTTGGAAATCTCTACGTTCAGCCCGTCGATTAAGCAGTCAGGACGACCGCCGTAATAGCGTTCATCGGCTCGCGTGTTGCCAGACGTGAACGGATTACGATACGTCACAAGTCCGCTGAACATGCGCTTCGTGCCGAATGGCGCATACTTCGTGGGCTTGATGGGTTGCACACCCATCATTGCGAGTTGTGAAACGTCAGCCATCTATTACCAGCCCCATCCGGAGAATGTCCCCGGAGGTGCTCCGGTGTAATCGTCCGGAGAGAGCGGAGTGGCTCCGCCTGTCATTCCAGTGGAGGGGTACATTCCGAAGCTTTCTGTTTCGCGGGTGCCAGCACCAATCGCTTTCTTAATCGCGGCTTCGAACAGCAGGTATTCCTTCTGCCATCGGTCATCTTCAGCAAGCTTCAACGCCTTCGCATAGAAGCCCTGTTTGTAGACATAGGAAAGCTCATCGGGAATCGGAGCCCATGTGGAAGAAATAGAGGTGATGAGCCGGGGCTTGGCCTGATAGAACGGTTGAATCAGCCATGCATTGCCATTCTGCGCAGGGAGCGGAGAGAGCCTGAATGCAATGCCGTTGGGGTCTATGCATGTCCAGACTACGGTTCCGTCCGTGGTTGTCTGTCCCGGAGCAGTCGCCCATGTAGGCGGTGTGGCTCCGGTCGTGCCAAACGTGGTGACTACTTGAATGTTCCCGTTCGTATCGCGAATCTGAATGAAGGGTTGAACCGGGCAAGCGGAGAGCCCATTCGGATTGGTGAACGTTGTATCGGGAGACCATGTCCCGCAAATCGCTTCAGAGTTGTACACCCATGAAATCTGATTCGGAATTCCTTGCCATGATGTTTGCAGGAGTTCGCGTACCTGCTCCACTCCGCGAATCACCGGGGGAATACTGGTATCCGAAGTGTCGAGCCGGGTCGCGTTTTCCAACCAGCCGAGATTCGTAATCGACGTGCAGTAATCGAACTGCAATTGGTTCACGACGAACGGAGCAGGTTTAATCCGGTTCCATTTCCACGGTAAATCCTCTGCAAGAATCTCAGAGAGAACTTCATTCGCAATGTTGATGGCGGGATTGTTACCACCATAGCCAGCAACAGGATTTCCCAAAACCGCCGTGAGCGTTGCTACATTCCTGTAGTAGTCCGAGATGTTTTGTACTGTGATTGTGCAAGCCATACTTACCCCCTAGAAGCGCGTCCTTGCTGTGCAGCTAAGGCGGAGGCTTGCTGCTGGCGTAGCGTGACCAACTTGGTTTCCAATATGAGGTTCTTCTGAGTCTCATCGAGCCCGGAGCACGCAGCTACCAATGAGCGCAGGAACATCTCCTGCTGAGGCGCAAACCGGGCATCGTCAACCATCTCCAATGCCGTAGCGAGAAATCCGGCATTAAACACATAAGCGTATTGGTCGGGGATGGGAGCCCAAGTCTGGGTTGTGGAGGCGAACAGCGTGGGAACTTTTTGGTAGATGACCGTGACGGTATAACCGCTGTCGGGAACTGGGTACAGACGGAAGGTAATGTTTCCTGCCCCGTCATCCACTTGAGACGAAATATTAATCGGGCGTCCAGAATCGGAGGAGTCACCCAAGACCAAACGAAAATCACACGGCCATATATTCCCGGTCGTATCTGTGACGCTGGCCTGTTCCAACCATCCAAAGTCAGACAGGGATTCGGTATAGTCCTGAGTCCCGGCGACGGTCTGGAATGTGGTGGACTTGCGGTTCCATGGCCAGCCAAACGGCGGAGCCATGATGAACTGTTTAACCATATTCGAGATGGAAACGGCTGGCTCCGTATCCACCCCGCCAACTCCGGTCAAAGGCTGGAGTCGGCAGAATGGTTTTGCGAAGTTCACCGTCTGATTGAGAGCGATGGTGGAGGGCATGAACTATTCCTGACGGGCATTGCCGAAGAGGTTCTTGGAGGTGCGGGGATGGTTCAGAAGCTTGTTGTAATCCGGGTGTTCCGGGGTGAACTGACAACCACAAAGAGCGCAGACAAAACGATACTTGCCATCGCAACATTTCTGTCCGTGCAGGTCATAGCTGCCGTTCTCACGCTGGTGAGTACAGGCTTCTTGGACAAACTTTTGAGCGGCTTGGCGTTCCGTTTCAATCTTGTGATTGCGTTCACGGTCGCTCTTCTTTTGCTCGCGGTCACGGGCACGGAGTTCCAACTCTTCTTTGCGGCGTTCTTCTTCGACCGGGTCAACAAAGATGGACTTCATCTGCTTGAGCAGTTCAAGTGTTTCAGGGGTGAGAGGGGTTTCTTTAGGCATAGACTTTCTCGTGGCGCATCGCTTGTAGCTCTTCGAGATACCATTTCGCGGGTCCGCCAGATGGGATTCCAAAATGTTTACGGGCTTGCTCTTCGGTGAGGAGACCCGCTTTGATTAAACGCAGGAGAACAGTGCGCCATCCGCGCTTCTGCGATACTGGCAATTCCTGTTCATTGGTGATTACGATTTCGAACTCGGGCATTCGACCACGAGTGAAATAGCAGATGTATCGAAGTTCGTTGCCCCGGACTGCACAGACTGAAACATCACCCTGCACATTGCCGTCACGAAAAAGCAGGTTGGGACAGACGGAGCGTAGCTTCGAGATGAAGTCACCGGAGGACATCGAATTACCCCATCGTGCAGGGGACTCTTTGCGCTCTCTCTGTCCGGGAAGGCGATTCTTTTCATTCCGCCTGTCCATGTCCTCTTTGAGGTAAGCGTCAACCTCATCTCTGCTGATGGCGGAGTGATACAACCGATTGACGCAGACTAGGCACATACCGTCCGGGTCACCCGCCCTGTTTTGAGCGCGAGACCGCAAGCTGAAATCGGATTCAGGTTTCCAACAATTACAGTCCGGGCAATACAGGCGTTCTGACTGGACGGTGTACATTAAAACTTCTTTTCGATACAAGAAAAGCTAGGGGAGCCTAAACTCCCCTAGCGAATTGTTAGCTGTTTTGGGATTCGCAGCGACGACGCCAGATGGCCTGAGAGCCCGAACCAGTTCCCGGACGGGGTGCGGCAACATACTTGAAGTTGAAGCTCACGCCACCCTTGATGACACCAGCCGGGTCAGCTTGATTCGATTCAAACTGCTTTACCGCAGCCTTGAAGTTCTGGCCTTCAGGAACGTCCTGTCCGCCTAGCTTGATGGAGAAGATGGCATCCTTACCCGCGATATAACACGAGTATGCAGACTTGCCCGTAGTCGGAACGCCCGAGGTCAAAGGCACGTTGGTGGACTGCACGAACTTGATGCCAGCGAAATCCAGCACCTCATAGTTCGCAGCTTCACCCCAACCTTCCTGAAGTAGTTCCACACCCTTTTCGGTGCGCTTCAAGATGTCGGTGATGCCGTTGTACGTTGTGTCGTTGAAGATGTCTCCAGCGACAAATGGGTGCAGGATGCCGTGAAGCTTGCCGTCATCAAACGGGCGGACGTTACGGCCAAACAGCGAAGCAGCCGCCGAACGAATGACACCCGCAGTCATGTAGGTGCCGTCTGCGAGGTCATTGGTTGTGGATGGGTCGATGGTGGTGATTGCGTCCAACTCCATCTGCACGATGGTGTCCGTGACGAGAGCAGCGCGGTATCCCATTACCTTGCTGAGGTTCTCCAGCATCGGGTCAATTGCCGCGTCGAGAGCCAAGTCTGAGACGGTAATGTAGTCAAAATACTGACCGATGGTCGCCTGAACAGACGGAGCCGTAGGAACGAGTCCGTTGCCGACCGCGCCTTCAGTGCCTTGTGTCGGGTTGGAACCAGCAGTGACGCCGCTAACAAACGGAGTCAAAGGGTATGTGAAAAGTTGAATGGTCTTGCCCTTATGCAAGGGCAGGTCGCGGGGAGTGGTCAACGTCTGGAATGCTAGGTTCGCATAGAGAGCATCGACCGCAACACTGTCGTAATAGGTGGCTACGGTGTTGCTGAGGTTGGCATTGGTTACAGCAGATGCGGCATTAATTGCCATGGTGTGTTACTCAAGGTTGGGTTATCTCTGAAGGACTCAGGGACACGCGGAGGGCATACTTACTAAAGGTGGTGGGAACTTACCAATGCGGTAGTTCTACCTACGCACAGAACGGAGGACAATCCGTCTACGTTCTTCTTGCGATAGCTTTCTGAACTCGTCGGCTGTGGGTTCGTGCGGCTCATTTGCATCCGGAACTTCTGCGCTTGAAGTCCGGGCTGGTAAGCCCACGGTCACCCGCTTGCGTACAGTCGTGGTTGGCTTCTGTACGGTTGGAGGTTGAGGGGTTTCAGACTTCGTGGAAACCAATCCGGCTTCCAGCAAGTCTTCAAAAGCGATTTCTAAATTGGTCGCTGTTATGGCCATGTTGTTTTTGTGGAGATACTCCATCATGGCCTTTTCATTGGAGTTGTTATTCACATACTCCGAGTGAGAATTCAAAAATGTTGTGGCTTCCGCCTGAGCCTTTCGGGCTTCTCCCGCTTCGCGTGCGGCTTGCAGGGCTTCCCGGATTTCTTCCGGAGTTGCTCCTACGGTGGCTTTGAACAGCTTCGAGACGGCTCCTGTGGGATTGGTCTGAAGCTCCTGCGAGAGAGCGAACTGCTCATCTACAGATAATGTCTGCGGTTCAAACTTGGCAGCGGGTTTGGCGGCTTCGGGCTGGACGGAACTCTTTACCCTGCGGTTCAGTTCCCGAATCTTGCGGGTAGCATTCTCCTGAGCCTTAACCAGTGCGTCGATAAGTTCATCTTTAGTAGCGGCTTCAAATACCTGCTTGCCTGAACCATCGCCTAAGTCAATTTCTTTTCGCCACAGACCGCGCTTCGAGGCGGCGGGTGGAACGGGCTCATCCTGCTCTGGGGTCTCTGAAATCTCAGACTCTACAGCCGGGACTTCGACCGGGGTCTCTTCTGTCACTTCTACAGCAGGAATCCCCTGCTTCGCAGCCTCTTTCAATAGGGCTGCTTTCAATAGTTCCGTTCGGGAACTAGGCATTGATTCTACTGGCATATTTCTTGCTCACAATCCGGTGAGGGTATCTCTACTTATGAATAACCGCCTTTGTTTCAGAATCTGCATGTTTTCTGAAAGTTTATTTTTAGTAAGGCTGATACTTGCGAACTGCCTCCGGTGGGTTGTCTGCGTACTGGATTAGGTCGGCTACAGTTCTTTCCAGAACTGAAACTAAATCCCGTTGGGCACGGGCACGGTGATAGAAGGCAAGGATTTCATTCGGGGTATTGGAATGGGACTTGAGCAGCTTGTTTTCCGCCCGTGACGCTTCCTCATCCAAAATACTCAGAATGATGTTCCACGCGGGAAGCTCCATTACCGTCCGGAGGGCATTCCCGCGTTCATACATCTCGTTAGCGTGCTTTTCTTCCGGGGTCATTACATCGTCCCCTGAAGTCCCTGATTACCGGGAGTACCGTTCAGAGCCTCGGACTCACTGTTTTTCTCCAGTACCTGACGCAGAACTTCGCGGAAGGCACGGGCAGAGTTTTCCGAATCCAACACCTGAAGTTTGGAATTCGTTTGTCCTTGCTGCTGTTGCTTCTGAGCAAGCATCTTCTGGACGGCGGGGTTGGACATCGCTGAACGCTGCTCATCTTCTGGAGACATCGGGACAATAACGTCCTTCTTATTCTTCCATCCCGTTGTGTCGAAGAGCATATTTACCAGTTCATTTACATCAACCTTTACACCCTGCTGAGTCAACATTGAATGCATGGGGTCTGTAAGAAGTGTTTGCATGAGCAGGGGCATCGCGGCGGCTTGCTGCCTACGAGTTTGCATCCTCGCAGCCGCAAGCACATCGAACGTCACCTTGGCGTTCAGAATGTCCAGATGGTCACCCTCATACGCCATCATCAGTTCATCGCTGAGAAGCTTGCGCAATGTTTCCATCGGCAGTAGACGGCGATTCATTTCATGGAAGGCGTCAAGTACAGGTTCGAACACTTGGTCACCTATGCGTTCGACAAATGCCTCCAGACGTGCCCCCGAGCCCCCGGCAAGCAGGTTCGCTCCGGTAGCCGTGCGCGTCAGAGAGGTGCGTCCGCCGCCCTCCGGCATATTGCCCTGTACGATTAGCTCATTGGCTCCGGATGTGGCTTCCGCACGGGCTTCCGACTGCTGCACTTCGGCGAAAGCCTCCGGCACGGCCTGAATGCGTTCCATCGGCTTGATGCCAGCTACACCGCGAACCTTCAGGAATTTCCCAAGGGCGGTACGGACGTTCTGAGCCGGGATATTGCTTTCCTCATCCACGAGGATGGGGAGATTGAGGTTGAACCATGTCTGGTCAAGGTAGGCTTCGGTCAACCCTTTTTGGATTAGCTGCTCTTCGCCGACCGTCTGCCCCAATCCAATTCCATAAAAGCTATTGGGAGCATCCCACCAATTGACAGAAACGAACGGCACGCGCTTGAAGGAATTCTTGTCATTGCGGATGACCTTCTTACGGTTCAGGACGACAATGACCTTGTTCTTGTCCCATCGCTCCAGCAGTTCGAATCGCTCCTCCGCCAACGGGTCCGCAGTCGATTCCAGAGCTTCGTTCTGAGCCTGATGGTTGAACTGACGCGGTAGCCGCTGCTGCTCCAGTGCGGAGAGCGGGGCACGTTCCTCGGGTGGAAAACAGAGGTCTGACTTGGAAGGGATGTCATAACCTTCAAAACCGCGCAAGTCTTCAAGTTCTTCCGCCGATACCATCTTGCGATGAATCACGAACTTCGCCTTACGAATATCTGGAACCCGGAGAGCCGGGTCTACGAAAACATCATGAAGGTCGCAATTCTCAAGAACCGGGCGGTCTATCTGGACTTCCTGCTCCTCTACCTCAATCGTGTCCGACTCGGTTGTATGAATGAGTTCAGGGGATGTGCCGGGTATGCCGGAGTCAAGCTCATACGGCTGCGCAGCACGCTTATAGACTTCCTCAGTTTCCGTGTAGGATTGCCAACCCCATTTCCATATCGACGTTCCAAAGGTCAAACAATCGCGGACGCCAATGCGGATTTCCTCACGAAAGCCGCAATCTTCAAGCTGGTAATGCAAGACGGCGGAGATGGCACGGGCTGTATTCTGCGAGACGGACGGGCGGGGATTCAGGACGAATGGCGGGTCATCGCTGAACAGCCCGTTCATTACCTGAGGCTCGATGGACTTTACATGCTTTGCGACAGTGTAATACTGGCAGGAAGCCTTCGGGACGTTTGTATCGTCCCAAAATTTCCGCTCGTATGGCGGTTCATACAGTAGCTGACTACGCTCCCACGCCAGAGCCCATTTCTTCGACGTGAGCCATTGTTCAGTGCGGAGGTAATCGGATACAACCAACTTGAGTGCGCCGGATTCGGTGGGTGTAGAGCCAAGCGATACTTCTCCGGGCTCTATCGGTGCGGTGGGGGATACTACGGGGGTGTCAAGGAGGGACATGTATTGAGGTGCTTTCTAGCGGAGGATGAGGCTGGAGCCGAATAATTCAACTGAAGATTCGGTCTTGGGGGTAACGGAGGAGGGGCGAGAGTCGCCAAACATCATCTGCTCGAAGATGCGTTGACGGACAATCTCTTTATCTTCTGCGGTGGGCTGAACTCTAGCGGTGGTGCCGTTCAGTCCGAGATTCATTACAAGAATGGCGAGCGCATCTGAATGGTCATCGTGACGCGCATATGGGTACTGCGTCAGTTCGTCAAAAAGGTAATCAAGATTGTTCGCGTAGTTCGCAAACCATAGCTGCTCTGCCCGGAGAACGGTCGCGAGGTATCCGATGCGGTTTATTTTCGCGTCTTTATCGCGGGTTGGCGTCCACCAAAGAATAGGAACTGTGGTTCCCACTTCCTGAGCCGTGCGAACAATGGTCGGTTCCAATGCCCTAGCACCTTGGGCGGGTTCGATGATGGTTGTTTCGGGGTTCCATTTCTTAGCGGCTTCCACGATGGCGGCGGCTTGCTGCACTGGGTTGTACTTGCCCCGGATGATGTCCACGATGAAGAGGCGGTTCTTATCATCGACCATGCCGACTATGCCGACCGTCCAGTCCGACTTTGCGGTCTTCGTGTATCCCGACAAATCCCAACAGATATATTTCTTGCCGGAGTATGGCATTCCGTCGTACGGAAGTTTGTGCCGGAGCAGCATGTCCAAGGGGAAGGACTTCACTTGCTGTTCTATGTTCGGGTCAGGCGAATTGAGTTGCTGGCAGGAGAAGCTGTATGGATTCGCCCGGTACTGCTTGCTTAACTCCCGGAACTTAATGCGGTCTGGGTAAAGAAGTTCAACGTCATCAGCTTTGATAACGGGGATACCGTTGGCATTCTTCTGAAGTTCGCGGCCTTCTATGAGCTTCCATGCAGCTAAAGCGAGAACGTTCGTTTCCGGCTCTTCGCCCTCTGCGACGGCGTCTTCATTGCGCTTGATGAGTTGCCCGTATAGGTCTGCCATATCCCAACGGGTGCCGATGACATCGACGTAGTAATCGGGCTCACAAAGGTATTTGGATTCATCGAAGCTATCAATAATCTTCTGACGCTGTTCAACTGTTTTGGAGTTGACTTCGTTTACGCAGTCATCGAACTTGAAGACTTCAAAGTGACCGGAAGCCTTGGCAGATGCGATGGTGGAGCTTGAGAGGCTCGGCTCTTTCCAAGTCGTACCGCGTTCCGGAATCGTGAACTCGCCACTCGTACCCCACTTCTCGTCTGCCGGGGGAATCCCTAATTCCGGGAACAGGGCGCGAATGACCTCATGCTGAAGCCAGCGTTTGACCTTGGCGACCATGCGTTCGCCCAAGTCCTGTGTACCCGTCAAAAGCAGGATGCGTATTCCGGGGAAGCACAAAAACCATTGAGCTATGTCGCACTCGTCCATGGTCGTTTTCATCGTGTTTCTAGGCGCGAGAAGGAGACGCTGTTTTGCCGGGGACTGTTCATGGAAGGGTGTGTCGGGATTCTTCTGGACGAACAAATCGACCATCTGAGAGTGAACAGGCTCGTACAGAGGAATGCCGTAGACATCCTTGGCGAGGAAATACAGGTCGGTCTGACACTTGCGCTTAATGGTTGCGCGTGCATCAGGTGTCATTTTGGCTACGAGTTCTGGAGTGATTTTTACTTTGGCCATGCGGTCGAACGAGGAGCGTTGCTATGAGGGGTAGAACGGGGAATGAATTGTGGAGGTGCTATTGTTTCAGGCGGTGAATGTTCGCGGCAACGTGTTTGGCTGCTTCTTCATGCGATGTGAAGACATGTTTCTTCGGCTTCACTGATTGATAATCCATAGCCTTGGTGCGCTCTGGAACCTTGGGGTGGTGGGTGACTACAACTCCATTCTCGGCAGGGTCAATCGACATCGACTCCAGCGGACGGGAGTCGGTAGGCTGCTCAGCTTCGGCAGGGTCTACTTCAGGGGATTCCATTTCAGGGTTCATCAAATACTCCTTTAGTTAAAACAAATCTCTTTCATTAATGCGGTAAGGGACGCATCCACAGACCATCTCGATAGCTGCACAGAAGAATGG